TGGTAATCCATAACATGGCCTGTCCGTTGACGCAGGCCGCGTATACATCCTCTTGCCTGAAAGTGAGCTGGGGAGTCCCTTCTAGGATCTCCCTCACGCCCTTTGATACCCAGTCCCACTCTTTGCGGATATCTGCAAGATATGGATCACCCCCTTGAGTAACGGTTTCTTGTAAATCGATACGGTTTGTGGATTCCTCCATACGTCACCTTCCTAGATACCCGTACATCTGCTTGCCGTGCTTTGCGCTCTGCGTAAACAAGGCCCTCATTAAATAAGGAGCCATATACCTGCGCTCCCGCATAATCCGTCCAGTCTTTGCTTGGCAACCGCAGCAGCCTAAACAACGCGCCGTTCACAATTGTGTCTCGGTAATCAGACATAACTGCATCATCGCAAGCTGTGGAATTTACAGTCGGTTTTAGAACTGCCCTAATGATGGTCGAGCTAACTTCAGTAGCGTTAGGTACAGGCACTAACCAAACAGTGCTGGGTGACTGCTTGACGAAATACTTGGGGGTTCCGTAATAGTTTGAGTCGCGCCACTTAGGTTCTCTCTGCTCCAGCAGAGCTGTAGTGATCGCCTCAATTTCATTACCGAGATGTGTAACCCAAACCAACTTGCATACTGATGTCTGGGAGGGAGCCTCCAAGTCATACTCGTATATATTTGCAACGGTGGTGAGTGGGTCTAACTCCTGCTGATAAACCTCAGTCTTTTCGCACAGCTCGATAACTGCTGACCGGATGTTATTCTCGATCAGCGTATCTGGGCATCCCGGCACCATTGGGATGATTTCGGGTAATAATGACTCGTAAGATGTTGCCATCTATTTACCCCACTTGTTGACCGACTTGAGCGCCGGTTGTAATCCCCTGTGGTCCAATGTCAGAGTTTGGGCTAGTAATAATGTCGATCTGACCTTTGCCAGTAACACTATTGATAAACAAGTTATAGTGGGTGCTGGCTCGCTGTGCGTTACCGGCGTACTCAGCGTCTTTCGTGTAAGCACGGAACAGCGCGTAATCAACTACGGCATTACCGTAGATGTCAGGCACTTCGAGATCAGTTCGAGCACCTGTTAGGTCAACAGAAAGTGGATTGCTACTGTAGATGATTTCCAAATAAGCACTGCCTGCTACACCCGGATATACATAGAAGTTGCGGGGGTTTGACTCGTCATAGACGAAATGTTTTACGGTTGCCCCATGAGCTGCGTCCCCTGTAACAGCTGGGTCGTGCCAAAGTGGGGTCTGGGCGTCCAGAACTTCACGACTTACTAACCTTACCGCCCGACCCCCAGTGCCATTAGATGCGGCAGACATATTACGGACGACTCTGAGCAACCTGTTTCCAGAAGTAGGGATAGACTGCTTTGTTCCCGTCACAAGAGTTACCGTTTCATTTGCTGCTGATGCGTCAGGCTTTAACAGGGCGATTTCGCGTTGGGCATCGTTAACCCACAGGACTAACTCTCCAGTGACAGGCCATCGGATACCGGTCGTGTCTTGCAGCGTAGTCTGGATTCTATCGATAATACTTTGAACAGTGACTGCCATTTATCTACCCTCTAAGAATTAAGAACTATTTCCCAAGCTGCATCTCGCTCGTCACTTGGCACATGACGGCCCATCAACTTGTTCACTACTTGTGACTTGGGTACTCCATCGGCTTTAAAATTATCCGGGTGCCCCTCGTCAATTAATTTTTCTAGGCAATCAAGTAATTCCTTATCCATCTCACCTTCTTCTACCTCTTCTGAGGCTTCAACATCATCAGCCAGCTCTATAGTGATAGGCGCTGGTGCTTCCTTGATCTCTTTCGAATCGACTTGCTTTGCGCCCATTTGAAGCGCTAATAGCCCTATTTCATCGGCTACAGTCTTTTCTACATTGGGGTGAAAAATAACGGCTGTACCACCAGTTGTAGTCACCCTGACTTCTTTGTCTGAAATAACCTTCATTGAGTTCTCGCTATAAAAAAGAAAGGCTCCCCCCGAAGGAGGAGCCGTGTTTCTTACTGTGCAGTGTCTAAAGCAACTACGCCGAAGTCCTGTACAGACCCTGAAACGTCAGAGTTGTACTTGGGCTTGCGAAGGCCAAAGATCTTGCCAATCGAGATACCTTGCTGGTTCCCGTAGTCGAAAGTATCTTCGACAACTTCAGGCAAGCCGATATCAGCCATTGCCAAGGCTTGTGCTCCGCAGAACAGAGCGCGGCCACCAACGATATCAGCGTCAGCACCCCACTTGTATCCAGCAGCGCCAGCGTTAGAGGAAGTACCAGTTGTAGCACCAGAAGTGTTAAACACATGGCGGAACTCATGAACCATGATCCCGTCAACCATCAAGCTAGATGATCCTGAGAACAAAGAGTTGCTTGGTCCACGAACACCAGCGTTACGGACGTTAGCCAAGAAGTCACTATCGAGCTTCAGAGCTTTCATCTGCTGAGGAGTTACAAACAAGTGGAAGATCTCATCACCACCCTGACCACGGATACCACGTAAGTAGTTGTCCTTGGCGAAGGCTTTGAGTTCAACGATGCACTCGTAGCTCATCTTGTCAGCAGCAGCTACAGCAGTAGTGTCGCCAGCAACCAGACCGCTAGTAGCGTCCCAACGACGATGCCGATCACCCGTAGGTGCAGATACGTCTGAGGCGAACTCAAGGTCAACCAACTCAAGACCAGTAGTTGCAGAAGTTGTTCTCAGACCACCGTTGTTCTTGTGAGTGTAAGCAACACCAGCAAGTGACAAAAATGCAAGCTGGTCCATACGGTCAGCCATTGCATAAGCAAGTGCATCGCGTGACTGCTCTCGGAAGTTTACAACTGACTTTTGATCGGCTAATCGGCCAGCAATTCGGTTTGCAAATCGCAGCTGATCCAACTCGATCGTGATGTCATAGGCGCGTAACGCTTCTTCATTACCTTCCAAAGTGTTATCACCAGTTACACCATCTCCGGTCATGTCGGCCAAAAGCGTGATTACCGCCTTGGTGCCTTTGTCGGATTTGGTCAGTTCAGTAACGCGCTGAACCATAGCGTTTTGTCCAGTTCCTGCGAACTGATTTACGAAAGACATATTGCGAGCAACACGCCAGAAGTCCCTGCTCCATGCAGTAAGCTGATTGGAAGTCAAGGACGCAAAGTTAGTAAGAGCCATTTGTGGCCTCCTTAAATGCGTACAATTTTCATTTACATTAGCTTTGCTAATGCTCTCAGCCGACTTTTGGAGCGGCTAATCCGTGCTTCGTATCGTGAAGCAACGTATTAGCGTTTTTATGTCGAGGGACGACCCCGGCAGGTTTTACGCCTTTGCAGGCGAGGTTGCGTTTTTTACGGCTACGGGCCGATCAGATATCGTACTGATAGACGTAATCTTTATATTAGTATCGCTAATACACAAAAGCAATACTTATTTATCTCTATTATTCCACAACTCAAACAGGGTGCGGATCTTCTCCTTGATCTGCTCTATGTCCGCATGCATCTTGGCAAGCACGATAACCAAGGTTACAAACCCCACAGCGATGGGCCAGATTGCCCCGATAGCGTCTAGTGCGTCCATAGCATTGATTACCTTGTTTGGCTTTAAGCTCTATGGCGAGCCGTTTTTCTAGCGATCTTCTTAGGCTGCTTCGATACTTGCTTTCCTGCTTTAGTGTCTTTTCGTTTTTTCGCACTTGTCGCGGCATACTCTTTCTTACTCAAGGCTTCCCGAGCTTTCTTTGGTAAGTACCGCTCACCTGTAGCCTTGCTACCCTGAGTGCTGTTCTTGCCACTCTTGGTGCCCCACTCCTCTTTAGTCCATTTGGTTAAAGACTTCTGTGCTTCGGTTTTTGAACCTGAGTAACCGCCGCCCGAGTCTTTATAGCGCTTAGTAGCAAGCTGCGCCTTCCTAGCGCTCCACTGTCCGGGCTTGCCTCCTTTACTGCCAGCTTTTACGCTGGCAACAATGCGCTTCCATTTTGCTTCGTTAGTACGCGCCACTAATAACCCCGAGATTTAGGCTTTTTCGCTCCCGCTTTACGGGTTTTGTATGAGCCTTTAATGGGCATTTTTTTCTTCGCGTTAAGCTTTCGAGCTTTTGCTCGGCGCTCGTACTCAGCTTTACTAGCAGCTTTACCAGCAGGTGTATCTGGGTAGGGTTTACCTGTTTTGGGGTTCATCAACGGCATAGTTACTATCCTTTTTTCCACTTAGTTGAAGAGGACTTCGTTTTCGAAGGACTCCATTTCACACGATCAGCCCAATAAGCTGCGCTCATCTTGCCCTTGCTAATGTTCTTAGCGTGTCGTGACTTGAACGCTCTGCGCTGACCAACCGTTTGATTGGTCTTCACGCCTTGCTGTCCAAACCGAATTGTCTTTACTCTGTCACCCTCTTTCGCCACAACAATGTGTGACTTCTTAGGGTGAGAAGGGGTGCGCTTTGGCTTGTTAAAACCACTCACCCCCGCCCGTGCTAGACGGGGATCTCTTTCCCTAGTCATAGATCGACCTACTAGATATCACCCCGCAGCCGCTTCAGTGTGGCTTCTGGTAGCGCGTTAAATTCTTCCTCTGTCATAGTAGAAAGGTCTAAAGGTTTTTCGCCTCGATTAGCGGAACTTTCGCCGGGTAGCTCAGGAGGTTGAGACTCTGCGGCTTTTAACTTCTTACTTACTTCTGCTCGCTTCTTGGCAACTTCATCAACTGACTTGGCTTTAGGCGCAGTCGGCGCATCCAAAGTAGAAGGTGCTTCTAGGTTGTGAGACTTGATAGCAAAGTTCGCTGCTTTCGACAGCGCATCTACAGCATCAAACCCTTGGACCATGAACGCATCGCGTAACTCAATGACTTCTTGAGTTATTGATTCGTTGTACTCCGAGGAGTTCTGATCGAACACTGGGAAATTAGCTTCGAGATCATTAGCCGCTTGCTGCAAAGCATTTGCTTGGGCGTTTTGTGATACCTTCTGCGTCATCTCTTGCCGCATTTCGTAAGCAAGCTGCTCGCGTTCCGCCTTTCTTATCTCTTGCCGTAAAGAAGCAGCCTTTGCAGCCTCTCCGTCTAGCAAAAAATTCTGATACTCCAGCTCTCTGGATTCGAAGTCATAGGTTTCAGGAGCATCCTCAGCAGGAGTCTGCTGCGCCTTCATGTCGTCTAGCTGCTTCTGTAGAGCCTTCTGCTTGGCAAGAACCTCATCAAGTCTACTCTTCGGAACCATCGGCTTTTTCGGAGCTTCTTCCTCTACGACCGCTTCCTCTACGGCTTCTTCGGCAACAGTCTCTGTTTGATCCTCTCCTTCAACAGCATCCTCTTCGCTTGTTCCCTCGGAGTCGGGTTCTGGATCGGCTTCGGCTTCGGGTTCTTCTTCCACAGCGGTGTTTTCGGTCTCCTCGGCCACATCTTCTTCGACCTCTTCTTCAATTGGGTTGCCATCAGCATCCAGCCCAAAATTTAGATCCAAAGTTTCGCCTGCTTCTATCGGCTCGGCTCCGGGCATCGTGTCGTACATGATCTTTGTGTCTTCTTGCTCTTCAGCCATCTGTGGCCTCCTATTGGGGTTGGGGTGTTCTTGCGGTCTGCATAGCAGTCGCCGCAATACGTGCCGCAGCTTGTGTCTGCTGCTGCTCTGACCTCACCTGATTTGTCATTGAAGACAATTCACGGCGGAGTTCGAGTTCTTCCATCTTCATCTGCAACTTGGCCTGTAGCTCCTGCATCCGCATCTCAGGACCAACTTCGGAAACATCCTGTACCTTGGCGATGTTGACCGCTGCTTCAGACTGGATCTTCTTAACTTCAGCTTCCAACTTGGCAATCTCAAGCTGCAACTGCTGCATAGCCATCTGCTGCTGCATTGCAGAAACTTCCATCTGCTCTGGACTCTGCTCTACGCCAGTCATCATTCGGATACGCTTCGCAAGTTCGCCCTTACGTGCTAAGTGGCTGTACTCGATGATCGCGTCATCTGGAATTGCAACGCCTACCTGACGTAAATTTAGGGCCTCAGCAAACTGAACCTCGTCGAAGCTATCTCTTGCAGGCGCAGTAGCCACAACAACGTCGTACTCGCCAAGCGTAAGGTCATTGATGATCTGACCTTCTGGTGTCATCTCGTTGATAACCATCTGTTCCCGAGGCTTCATAGGATCAGACTCGTTAGTCACCTGAATGACGCGCTGCTCGGTGTAGAAGGTTTGCAAAAGGTTTAGGATCTTTTCAGCTAGGTATTGGCGCGTCTTTCTGAGGTTATCCAAAGGAACCTGAATCATGATCGCCCCACGGTTCTGCTTCGCTTGGATAGCTATACCGCTAACCTCTGACGAATCAGTGCCGAGCATCGAATCGTTAATACCTGAGATGGCTTTAATATTAAGCGCAGCTTTTTGGCTAATGCGGTCTAAGCCAGTGGGTATCTGATTAGGCTGGATCTTCAGGGGCGGGTTTGTACCCCGAGCATATTCAACTACTAGGCCGGTCTCTGCACCGTGCTCCTCCAGATCGTCTACGGTCATACCAACTAGGGAGCCGCTTTCAACCATCCAGCCACTGTTAGCAGTAGTATTAACTATATGCAGCTCTTGGCTTGCAATTTTGTTGAGCTGCTCTTGTGGACTAAGGAGGTTACGCACCATCCCAAACGGGCGACCCCTACGGAAGTAGCAGAAGAAAGGAACTACTGTAAAATCGTTATAAGGCGACCAGTCGTCAAACAAAACAACTTTGTCGCAAGTGACAGTCCAGCGTACTTTACGCTTGGTTTTGGTGATAATGCTTAGGCCATACTCTTTAGCGAACTTCTTCGCTTTTCTATCGCCCCAAGCCTCGGGTACTTCTCGCTGATCACCTGTATTTGGATCAACGAAACAATCAACTCGTGTTATCCGCTTGTGTTGCCGTTCGATGACTCGCAGTGCTTTAACGTTTCTGTATTCGTCATCTCCCGGTATACCTGCGCCAAGATAATCATCTGTAGAATCAACATCACCAAAACGAGTTTCTTCGTACTCGATACTGTCTCGGCCAAAAGAATTTCCATTCTCTGCAATAAACTGGAGACGGTCAGCCGGTTTTTTACCATAGAGTTCTTCAATTTCATCAAGCGTCATCCACTTAGTTTCAAAGACCTCGTTCCAAGACTTAGGGTCAGAATCTTTTGCATCTGGGTCGGGCAGGATGTCGAGAGGGTCTTTTGCCGTGATTCGGATTTCACCTTCGACATGATCAGAGAAATCCATCCGCACATCGAAGTAACCACGGCCATCCATGATGAGACCATCTGCAAACACCTGCTGCTCGACCCAATCTAGTTTGTTGTTGTCGGCAATCTGCATGTACAACTTATTCAGCGTATGCGCGACTTCTGCATCACCTCCTCGTCTTGGTTTGAATTGAATATCCGCTCGTCGGGTACTTTGCTCGCCTAACACCGTGTTTACCGTGGGCAAAATAGTGTTAATCGTCAGTGCTGGACGGCCTTCAGCGTCTAAGGCTGCAATGTCAGCCTCGTCCCACTGCTCGCCTCTATAGTAACTGTCACACTTCTTAGCCATTTCAATGTAGTCAAGATGACCATTGTCCCTAGCCCGTATATAACGGTCCCATTGATTGCTGGCTGTAACTGATTCGTCGTCGTATTTACTCATAGTTAGGCGCTCATGGCTGACTTGTTACGCGGCGTTTTAAACAGATAATCGATCCTGTCTCGCCAACTGGGTTCTTTGACTATTGGTGATTGGTAGGTCGCAAATTCCGTCATCATCAGACCCAACCAAGCAAGGGCATCGACCTGATCATCGTGAGTGCCATTGGGGAAACGGAGTAGTTCCGCTACTAATGGACCCGTCCAAACCTGATTCTTGGGAAGGAAAACCATCCCCTGCTGCATACGACCTTGGATGGCCCTAGCCCGTGCTTCCTTGTCCCTACGCCCCGTCTTGAGGTCTTTAAAATAGGCTTCATATAGGCCGCGCTCTCGGACACGTTTCTCCAAGAAAGGACCAAGAGCCATCTCGATGTGGCCCTTCTCAATACCAATAATTGACGGCTTCCAGACCTCGTATAGATCGAGTATCTGTTCTACTAACTCAAAGCCATCAAACCGCCCTCGGACAACATCGACAACAAACAACTGGTCAAAAGAATCGACTCCAATAACCATACCGACTGAGTAGTCATTTCGGTCTTTCTTACCAATCGCCAAATCCCACGCGGCGTAAAATCGCATTTCATCTAAATCTATGTCGTCCTCTTCAAAATACTGAATCATGTCCCGTGTAAAATAATCACCGTCATCTGACACGGGGTTTTGCTGGTATAGCGCAGACCAATCTCTAGGGCCTACGGCTTTTCGTATACGGTCTAGGGACTCTTCGTCATACCTCTGAGGATGTAGCGCCTCACCGTATTTTCTAAACTCTTCTTCCTCTTCAGCGAGTGCTGGATATCGAACAACCTCCCACTCATCGCCTCCTTCAGCCGTTGCCTTGAGCAATCGTCCTGCAAGATCATCGTCGTGCCAGCGAGTAAGAATGACCAACACACCACCACCGGGAGCCAATCGCGTATAAGCTGTCGATGTGTACCAGTCCCAGTTCGCGTCTCTGTTGTTTTGGCTTTCGGCATCTTCTCTGTTCTTTACGGGGTCATCGATTACTAAAACGTGCGCCCCTTTACCCGTGATACCACCGCCTACACCGGCTGCTACAAATCCGCCACCGCCTGTTGTTAACCACGCTTCCGCACTTTGTGACTCAGGGTCGAGGCGAGTTTTAAAAGCTGTTTTATAAGAAGGTTCGCGTAAGAGACCACGGACTTTCCGAGAGAAACCCATAGCGAGCGATCCAGAATACGAACAAGAGATGAACTCGTGAGAGGGGTTGCGCCCCAAGTGCCACGCTGGGTAAGCAATGCTTGCAAGAGTCGATTTCCCATGTCTAGGAGGTAGGAACAACATAAGTCGAGGGGACTTCTTCTCCACCACCATCCGCGAAAACTTCTCCAAGCGTTGGCACACATCCTTATGCACCCATCCCGCTTGATAATCTGGATTAAATCTTTCGACAAAGGGTAATAACCTCTTCCGCGTTAAAAATCGAAGTGCTAACTCTGCGCGAGCCTTGTCTTCGACTGATTCTTCCTCTACTTCTACTACTGGTTCTACCGTTGCGGGGGCAACTATCCTTTCAGCGTCGTCAGCTTTGCAATAAACACACAATCGGTCTTTGCCACTGAACAGAGTTTCAGAGTGCAAGCGTTTGCACCTGATACAAAGTATCTGCTGGGGCTGTAAATCAGTCATTGACAGCCGCAGGATTTAAATAAGCGTCGTCTTTACCGGCGATAGACAGTAACTCCTCATCAGACATGCGTTCTAACTGCTTAGAAGTCGCATTTATTTGTATATGTACCTGCGCTTGCTGTTCAGGCGCGGCTAAACCATGCAATTTCACTAAACTGTCCACCGTATTTTTCATCTCGGTGGCTGTCGCGGATGCTTGATAGGCATCCATGTACATCATGTGAGCGCTTGCATGAGTAAATTTCACTTCCTCACGCATTTGCTCTTTAAAATATTCAACTGCCGTCTGAACTTGCGGCAATTTTGCGGCTGAGTACGCAGAATCAGGGCTTGCGTAACCTGCACCCCTGCCAGCGGCGGCGATAGTCATACCAGAACAAATCAACATGACCAGTTTTTCTTGCTGGACTGTTAATTTCCTATCTTCAAGCCCCATGTATGGGACATGCGCCTTAAATTCCACGGAGTTTGTTACAAAATTCTCAATGGATGTTGCTTCGCTGTTTTGCTGTGACATCTGCGCTCACGTTTTCGTCTAAGTAAACAAAGATTGGTGATCTATGCCCTTCGCCAACGGCTTTTAGATATTCGAGATACAAAGGAATATCTACATCTGGGCTTATCGCCTCGAAAATTTCCGCCGCTTTAACGCCGTCGTAGACCAAAACTTCATGCTCCCCATCTCGCGTACCAGTTCCAAGGATCGCGCTCTCGAATCCATCGATGGAAATCATTTCTTCGTATACATCTTCAGCCATTTTGCAATATTACCAACACTAATACTCATTCGCAATGGTGTTTGTATATGTTGAGCACCCACCACGTAAAGTCTTCTTGGCTTAGAGAACCGCGAAGCATGTTGACGGCGGAACAAACCAACTGAACATTCTGCGGGTAGTAACCTTTGTTGTGGTCTAAACGGTCGATGCTGGCGTTTTTTGAAGTAAATATCTCTGCCGATGGTGAATGCGTCATATACACGCCGGACAAAGCGCACTTACCTTCCTGTGTTTCCCAGAGATCCATACAGTCTTCGGCGGTCAAGACAAACTCGACACCTTGTTTTTTACGAATGCTTTTGAGTCTGGATATGGCTTTACGGAAAAAATGTAGGAGGTCGGCTGCTGACCTAGCGCTACGACGAATGTGGTAGCACTTGTGACATAGGGTTTGGGTTTGGAACTCGCCTTTGATTTTATTGGTTTTGCACCCTGTACAGTAACGATCG